TTTAAAAGTAGTTTCTCATCTGCTCCATGCGGAACAAATTCTCCTGCTTCCCACCTTGGGACATTTGTTGGCTCAGTCCCTAGTAGACTTGCTAATTCTTCCTGGCTGAGTCCAAGACGTTCTCTTAGCTTCTTTAGTCTGCTAGGGCTAACGAAATTATTGTATTCGCAATACTGTTCCCACATTTTTAAGTGAAAGTCATCTTCGTACACCCTTGTCCCACAGTCACAGCCCCACACCTCCGTCTCAAAAGATAGTTCTACTTTCTCTCCTGTCTTGTAATCAGAAAATACATGGGGTGCTGTCGTGGGTTTTGCCCATATCACAGTGTCACATTGTGTACATAATTTTCCGACAGGACTTTCGCTCTCACTCATACCTCCTCCTTATTGAAAGATTACAAATCCACTATCGTCCTTCTTCGCACTACCTTTGGCTAACAGACCCACGATACATGGCTTTGGGTCTTTAAACCGGAGATCGTTTAAGTCCCCATCAATCACTGGGAGACCCATCCATTCCGAGGGTAGCTCATTGAACACGGCAGCCACGTTCATTCCATTACTCAGAGCTTGTTCCACACTGTCCTGATTACACTCTGACCTACTGAAGGTGAGTGAGTAATTATCTGGCAGATCTCTGCGATTGACGATCTTGGTGTAGTCATAGAATTGTACCTCTGGAAACTTTTCCATAATCCCATGACGTTCCCACCTGATATCGCTAGTGCCATTGAGCCTGACACATGGTTCATAACCTTTGCGACCTGCCCTTCTGACTATGGAGGCTATGTCCTTCTCGAGTAGATGGAGAAAGAGTTCACGCTCCTGGAAATACAGGATAGTTTTTCTGAGTCGTGCATTTTGAACGCTACTCATTCTACCTCTACCTTGGTGGTACAGACAGGCACTGGCACATCCCTCACTAGCACTTGGACACACATTCCAACCTGACTGAGTGTGTGGTGCTAGGTGAAGGATACCAGTCTCATAGCCAAGTTGCTCAGACTTAGCTGTCTTGGGGTTGCTCGCCCCTGGACTGATTAACTTCATACTCCCTCCTAGTTTAAAGTTCTCCTAAGTTTAATTAAACTCTCCTCCAACTCCTCTGGCGTGTTACTAGATTCACACGCCCAACATACAATCACTAATCCCTGCCATCCCCATGGGCCACGCTCATCTAAGTGTTGGCCACACAGATCGCAATTAACCTGACCATCTTCGTAGATCATGCTCCCTCCTCATAGTATTTGTCCCCAGCTTTCTTATGTTCGTACTCTCCTACTACCTCTTCTTTTATCTCTTCTAAAAAGTGTTCATCGTCATCAAAAGATAAGCGATATTCATTTGAGAATATAAATGCTTCACCTTTGTAGCAGACTATAATGTCCGTCGTGCCGTCTGAGTAATGTTCATCCCCTATGCATAGGTCTTCACCATCTTCGTAGATCATACTTCCTCCTCTCTTATTCGTTCTTGAATCCTTCTAGCTATGGCACTCTGAGCCTCATCATTCTCAGTGAGAATTCGGAAGCCAAGTGTGCTTACACCATGTCTGCTAAAGATAGCCATGCCATCTACGAGGTCTTTCCAGTTATCCTCTCCCTCTCCATCATAGACTCGTTCCCAGCGATCACCACAACATTCGCAGTCACGGCCAGTTTCTACTCCATCGAAGTAAACTGCCTCAGATTTGACTGCTAATTCATTCGCTCCATCTGTGCTGTCAGCTTCCACGATTACATAGTGTGGGCCAACGTAACCACCTCCTGAATTATTCTGCCAGAACTTATACCACATGATTTACCTCCTTAGCTATAGGCTTGAGTTAACTTTGCATAACTTGGCACAGAGTATGAGCCACAAGGCTTGCCTGACATTGCATCTTTCCCAGGCATTGCCTTTGCATATGCTAGTGCAGAGTACTGTCATTGTCGCAAAGACAGATCCAGATTCTTCCAACATTTCCTTTACACTTCTGATGTTACTGAGTCCAATCCTATCCATGATACACCTTCCAATGTTTAATTAAACTTCAAGAGTACTTCCGAACATTTGTGATTACATCCTGGATACTGTGGTATCCCCTCCTCTCTGCTCTGTTGGATATTCTCAGGGTGTAGGCACTCATTGCCTTACACTTGCGAGTAGCATTCTTATTCTTTCGTAGCTTCTCATTATAGGTGGGAATCCACCTGATCTGGAACCTGTCCCACAATCGGTCTGCATATTTTGATATGATTTTGTCGGCACTATGCTGACATAATTCCAGGTCTGTATTGACTGCATACAATGCCTGGGTGTAAGCTTTACGTGATATCATTCTAAGTTTTTGAGGCACTACATTGCACTCAATCATATATAAATTCCTCTAGATAAAGTGAGTAAGGAAAACCACAAATGAACAGCACTTCTGATAAGGGTAGAACCCTAACACCAAAACAATCTGTATTTGCACAGCTAGTCAGTGAAGGCAAGAGCCTAACTGAAAGCTATCGGACTGCATATAATTCCAAAAATATGTCTGACCAGTCCATTAGAATTGAAGGATCTAAACTGGCCAAGTTACCACACGTTGCGTCAGAGATTGACCGACTAACTGACGGCAGAAAAACTAGTAAAAAAGTACAGACAAAAATCCATAAGAGTTGGATCACTGAACGACTAAAAGCTGAAGCACTATCTGACGACAACCCTGCAAGTACTAGAGTACGTGCATTGGAACTACTGGGTAAATCGTCAGGCCTATTTGATGAATCGACTACGCTGATAGTAGAGAACCGAACACCTCAAGATATTGAAGCTGAGTTACGTGATAAGCTGACTGCTATCTTTGGATATGAAGCCTAACAAGTTTAGTTAAACATCATAGCCTTATTGGCCCCAACATTCTCCTGATTCAGTCAACCACACCTGACTGAGTGTGTCTACTCTTTCACCTTCAATATGAAACCAGTCATCAACCCTAGGATTATAACTTATTCGCTGTGCTGATTCTGGTATGGGTGGCAACGTGCCAACCTGATATCTACTAGACCAGAACCAAGTGAATACACTCCTATGGCCACCTTCATACCTAACAGTACGAACAGCCTTACTGTTTAGGTTGGGTTGGTGGATTCTGACTGATTCCAAATAGACTGACTTAACGTGAGTAGTTGGACAGTCCTTACCCTTCATAGTCCAACAGCCTTTGTTAAGGTTCTTATGGAATCGCCTAGGTATCATAGAACCTCCTTGGTTTTTGATTCCAGGTACTAAATAAAAACAAATAGTAGACTAGGGTTTGACCCCTAGCCTACCTGGTTTTGCTATTTGAATTCTTCTATTAGATACCCTGAGTAGTAACTTGGACCACCCCATGGACCTTCATCTAGACTTGCTGTTTTTATTCCCAACATTCCCTGCTGAAGGTAGACCCCGATAATCATATCATTGGGTCTTTCCTTTGCTCTACGCAATAACTCTTTGTCTAGCACTTTTTGTTTATGTGCGTATTCAGGTGGCAATGTTATCTTTTCCATATTATCCCCCAAGTTTAGTTAAACATAACTGACTGACTGGCTGACTGACTAAATGACTGGGTCAGCCTTGAAAAAAATAAAAAAATAAAACAAAAAAAGAGGCCAAGGTTTGACCCTTGACCTCTTTGAAACACCCGACTCATTGAGACAATTTAGATTACTCAGGCACGTAGGAATTTTTAAGTAGTTCCCTTGCACCTTCATCATCTCCCGTAGCAACTCTAGTAACTAAATCTAGAGTAACAACGTCTTCAGAATGAACAGCTTTCAAGGCCTTAGTTGCAACCTGCTTCGGTGTCTCTTTAGACATGAAGGCATAACGACTATCAAATGCTTTTGATAAAGGCCGTTGATAGCTTGCAACTATTGCTTTTTGAAGCCTGAGCTTTTCTGCGATTTTTTCCATCGTGGCTAGCTCTTTTCTGTAACCACTATTTGAAAAGACCTCACCACTTTCGGAAGTGTGGGAAAGATTTTTTTCAGCAAGAATCAAATCGATCCGAATCGCCTTCGCTACCCTAGCCAAGTTTGAGAACGTGGCGGGAGTAGCATTACCTGAATTATCTTCAGGACCATAAAGCAGGGCGTTTGATAGCTCTGCAATTTGGGACTTGCTACCAAGGTAGATTATTTGAGATATGGCAAGCCATGGCCCAAACATTTGAGAAAATTGATTCTTAGCAATCTTCACTTGGCTATCTTGCAAGTCATGAAAAGCCTCAGAACACAGGACACGGACACTAGAGAAAATCTTTTGAAAACCCATATCCTTGATAGCTGATTTTCTAGCTTCCTCAGATAGGTCTAAGAGACCATACGATTTATTAGTGGATGAACCTGCATCCGTCTGAACATTAAGACCCTTTAAAACAAAAGAGATTAAAGCCAACTGATATGCTTTAACCATACCAAACGAACCCTGAACAATGCCCTTAAATGAATCTACTAGGTCTTGAGCGGGAACCTTTGAACCTTTTTCTATCGTGGCAAAATTTGCCATAATAAGTTCCTTGGAAAAAGTGAGGCCATGTTTAATCAAACATGACCAATAAAAAACAACACGATTCCCAACGGGTCGGGTGCTGATGCTCTTACAATACCCTTTTAAGGCAAGTGGGATCGTCTACCCTGAAGGACTCTAAAAAAGCCATAGTTCAG